GCAAAGGCGGTAAATATCTGCCAGTTATCTGTGATGAATTTTAAGTGCATAATTTTCCTTTCTGCCCGAAGGCTTGTTATTTAAAAGAGCCGGCTACACAACGCATGGTCATGCAATCGGCTCTTAGGCTCTCACTTTCTTTAATTCTTCAATATCCTGTCGCATCGATCTGATCTGTTCTTTTATCTCTGCATTTTCTTTTTCTACTACGTCAACGCGTTTCCACAACTTTTGAACCATATGAACAGTAAGGAAAATAAATTCCTGATAGCGAAGCGCATAGTCATAAATGATATTTCCGTCCTCGTCCTTGCATGGGACTTTTGAGGATTCAATCGGCATACCATCCTCTTCGTTGTATTCTGTGTATTCGTATCGAATATCTTTACAGAATCCGGCAAACTTCTCCGGCTCGATTCCAAGTTTCTGCATAGCATCCTCGACATCCTGTGAGATTGCTCCGATATGTACGCGATCGCCATCGTTAAAAATAAATGACTTCGGTTTTAATTTTAAAAACAGCTGCTCATACGCTTCCGTTAAATCGATAATATTATGTTTTTTTGTACGATCAGAGGTATTAATAGCGCCTGTTTTCGAAAAAACAGTTGTCCATAATTTATTTTTTGTTCCGCATGACATCTGGTTCGATACATTCGGACAAATGAATGCTCCAGATATATCTAATTGATACCCCGCTCCATGAAGAAACGTCGGAGTTGTATTATTCCCGACATGGCAGTTATTGTTCTTATTTAATCCCAGAATGTCAAGAATTGTTCCGTTTGTATGTGTTCCATGGATATATTTTCCAGATGCAATATCTAAACTTCCCGTTAACGTTCCGCCCGCCAATGGTAAATAAGCATGTGTGTGGTTTGAGGCTGCTGCTCCAATTTCAGCAAGTGTCCATGATACATTTGCTGATCCATCGAACGTTTTGCTTGTATTTCCTACCTTAATAGAACGTTGTGTTTTCAACTTTTCAGCCGTAGAAGAATTTCCGTATATATTGCCATTACATGTGATATCTTCATAAACGTCAAGATAATTTGTCGTACATCCTTGACCGCCAAGTTTAAGTTTATACATACCTGTATTATATACCCAGGAAAGTGCCTCTTCATATCTGGCGCCATAGCCACCCTCATCGTTTTCGTGCCACATCATAAGTGAACTATCAAGATAGATGTTTCCTTTAATATCTGCACCCACGCATGTAAGTTTTCCATTTTCAATCTGTGTGTACGTTTTTGCAGATTTGTACTGTCTGATTCCATCTGTCCCTAAATATACTCCAGCGACAACACTTGTCATCGAATCAGTTCCACTATATAGCGCTTTTGTCCCTATTGTAAAACCTCCAATACTTCCTTCTGGAGCTGATAGTTTTCCACTGAATGTTCCCTTTGCCGCCACAAGATTTCCTGCAAAATAGGCATTGCCCGATGTGTCAATGGCAAATTGCCTGCTCGCGATTCCCCCGTTTGCCATATTTATTTTTATTCCAGCTGAGCTGTATGTCCCGCTCGTGTATTTATAATTTGCGCTCTGTATACTTCCTGCTGCAATTATATCCATGGCGAACAGATCTTCGACTTCGATATTTTTCGAGGTCAGTCTATTTGTTTCCACCAATCCCGTCGCAACCAGATTTTCCACATTAATTTCATTTGATGTGATTGTCTTTGCTATGATCCGGTCTGCTGTAATTGTCCTCGGTGTAATCACTTCCCCGTTGATCGTATCAACATTTTCCGCCTGGAGCGCTCCGTTTATCTGATTAAGCTGATAAACGATGCTCTGCTCGCTTCCTCTGAAAACCAGTCTGTCTACCGATAAAGTCCCTGCTGTAATATCGTCAGCATAAATATTAACCCCTGTCAAAACATTTGTTGCTGTCACTTCCGAACCAACAATGCGGTCTGCTACGATTCCCTGTGATACCATCAGATTCTTTAAAAACCCCTGCTTAATTGATGCCACATCTACATTTGCATAGTCGATCTGTGCATAATGTGCTTCCAGGTACTCAACCGTGATATCTGTCGCTGTGATTTTATTCACACGTTCCTCTAGCGCATTTATATTCTCTGCTTCGACTGTTTTGAATACCGCATTTTCTCCCGTCATGCTGTCAACTTTCAGATCTTTAATGTGGCTCGTTTCAACTTCTTCATCCGTAACCGTGAGGTTGGTGATCTTACCGCTCGTAATTGTTGCTTCTCCGATTACTGCTGCCACTGCTCCAAGTTCTTTTTTTACATATAGATATTCTGCTTTCAGGTCATTGATATCCTCTGCTATGTACCGTTCCAGACCGATGATCTGTGTCACATCGATACTGTCAATGCTTGATCCTTTTACCGTCCCATTATCCGTTGTGATATTATCAATGCACTCGGCTGCCGCAAATAATTTTTTCTGCATATCTTCAAACGACAGTACTGCGTTTGATATGTCGCATGTATTGTTTACTGGTTTTTCCAGATATTCTGTTGTTTTGGTAATCCTCTGTTTTTCTTTTATTCCGTCTTTGAGTGATATGATCGTCACTGTATCTCCAACAGAATACTCCATGCCGCTATATTTTTTATTTCTTTTTGCCAGATCAACAATCTTTACGCGATAAGTTTTCTTTGGCTTCGAAATTTCATTCAGTTTATATTCGGCATCATCTTTTAATGCCTGCGGATCAGTGTAACTCGAATCTTCCCAGATCATTGTTATCTTTTTCTTGCTGTACTGATAATTTTCAAGAAAATTATTGCCATTGTTTACAGATTCAATGCTCAGGTCATCCGCTCCGATTGGCACAATAATTGTCGCGTAATCATAACTATCTCCGCTATCCGTTACTTCCAGCAGGTTCAGCCCGTCAATAAAACACACGCCTTTATCAGCTCCGACTTTCTCTTTTAAGTACACGATTTTATTAATAGTGTCGTATTCTATTTCACAAGTAAATGCATCCTGAATTTTTTCAAGCACCTGGTAGCTGCTTACTTTTTTCATGCTGATATTTCTTATTCTGTCTTTTGAAACTGTCGACCTGCAGATCCATCCCGTGTCTGTCAGTGCGTAATCTGCTGCTTCCTGTGCCGTGCATCCTTTCAAAGTAAATTCCCGCCAGCCTCTTCCTTCTATCGTCTCAATATTTAATTTTGCAACAATTTTCCGATATCCATTTGACGTTTTGGAGTTTTCTTTTACCACAAATTCATCCGTATCTGTCCGTATATAATACTCATGTGGTATCCTCTGCCAGTTGTTTTGATGCCATAAAAAAGAGAGTGTTTTATCTCCTGTTGACAACTCACTCTCTACTGTGGCATTCTTGTGATTTTTCAAACCGGCAATCTGAACATGCTCCAAATTATATAATTTTAAGAGCATCTTTCCATCCTCCTAAAATTCCAGCATGAAATCCATTGCGACAAGATCAAACGCTGTCGGTTCATCGTGTTTTCCATCCACGACCTTTTCAGATTCTACCTTGAAAACAGTAATTTCGATTTCTGTTTTTTCCAGTTCCTCCGCCTGCTCCATATACTTCTTCTGTTTCTCATCTGTTTCAAACAGATATCGTCCATTCTTGACTTCCAGCTCTCCATTTTCTTTTTTTGCAGCATATTTTTCCAGTAAATCATATGCAGTAGCATCGACCGGTTTTAGCTGTTTTTCCAGCTCCGTGTGGTTTCTCGCCAGTGCAAGGTTGACCTCTGCCGTAAACAGTTTTTTCTCTTTGATCAACTCTGTTGCTTTCGCATAAATTTTTCTAAGTTCTCCTGCTGTTACCGTAATTTTTCTTTCTTTCATCGTTTTCTCCTCCTAAAAATACCGTGGCTTATACTGCACAGTGATGTTGATATCTTTATTTGCTGTGATTTTATTTATGCCAGGAACCAATGATGGCAGATCCCACAGATCCACGTCTGAATATTTATTTATCCCGTTTTCTGTAATCAGCCCAGTTTCTCCATCAATTATGACCGTCTTTCCATTTGTCAAGTTCTTTACTGTTATATTCTTTTCTTCTCCGGTTGTCGCATTTCTTACCAGCCCTGTCAGTGTAATATCCGTCAAATTTATAACCGGTGTTATCTTCACGATCGCTGGTGTCAATAATGTTCCTGCATTGGTTAGCGTGATCACGTTTTTTTCGCTATCTGCCTGCGTCAGCTCTCCATATTCATATCCGCAAAGTTCCAATGTCGCCTTGTGCCATCTTTGCAGGCAGGTCTCAGCCTGCGATGCATTTTTCAAGTATCCATAAAAATAATGTCCATTAAATCCATCAAAACTATATTCTCTCGGTGTCAATAAATTGGCTATAAATCTCCCTGCTTTCTCCCAGATTTCCTTTCTGTCGCTCCCTCGTATCATGATCGTCGCCTTAATCTTTTTGAATCCTATCGTGCTTGGGAGTATAAGTGGACTGACTGCGCCGTCCGGCCATTCACTCTCGTTACTTAACTGGGAATAATCATGTTCCAGGTTCCACTGCTGCACTCCATATTCTTTCACATCCTGTCCGTCTACTGTCACAATTCTCTTACCTCCTCGTTCTCCGGCTCATCATTGCAAATTCTTCCGACATTCCTCTGCTCGTCTCACCGATCAGCGTTCCTGTGTCTGTAACGATCTGCGTGTTTGCCATCGCCCCAAAGCCTTGCTGCATTACCGCTATCATTTCCCCAAACATAGAAATAAGATCGGAGTTATCCACCTGTGCAATAATCTGTGTTGATTGCGATGTGGATAAAACCTGATTTGCCGCTGCAATCCGTGCACTGTCGTTAATCTCTTCCAGCTTGCCTTTTACGGTATTCTGCCTGTTCCGCAATTCTTCCTGTTGTTTTTCCAATAGCGATCTGATCATATTCGATCCGGCTTTCTCCGCGTTTTTTGTCTCCTCGATGATGCCTTCTGTCGTCCCTTCGCCGATTCTCTTTCCGACTTCACGTTTAAATAATCTTGACGGCGAATGAATATCCGCAGCTTTTTGCATTGCTTTTTTCAATGCATCGATCAAGTTCTTTGCAGAAGAATTTATCGACTTCTCATTGTAAAGTCCATCAAGGATTCCCTGCAGTGTATCCTTTCCAATCTTTTTGCCAGCCGCCGGAAGTTTTCCAAGTTTTTCAGAGATCTTATTGTTGACTTTTTTTAATTTCACATCTGTTGATTTCTTTTCTACTCCGTCTCCTATTCCGGTAACCAGGCTGATAGCCGCATCCTCTCCTATTGTCAAAGCATTCTTTGCAAGGTTTTTTAAAGGTTTTTCTATTCCTTTTTTTATTTTCTTTACGGCGGCATCGTATTCTTTTTTATATCCATCCAGTTCTTTTTGTGCTTCCTCCTTCAATGTTTTTATCTTTGCTTGTGTCTCTTTTCTCAAATCTTCATTCTCTTTTACCGCCTGTGACTCTGCCAGTGCATTCTTCTGGTCATATAAATTCTGATACTCTCGCAATTCACTTTCTGACAACTGATTCAGTGCATGAATTGACGCAGATGCCTCCGGTCCCATTTCCTGGAGTTCTTTCATAAGACCATCCGACAGGATTCCTTTCTTTCCAAGTACATCAAGCTGTTGTTCCCAGTCAGCTATTCCGGCAACCTGGCTTTTTAAATTGTAAAGCAGTGTTTTCCCTGATGATGATTTTGATTCAAACTCATCAAACAGGTTAAAACTGGATGCGATTGCATTTTTTCTATCCGCAACCGTATCTTTATATTCTTTCTGCAGATCTTCAATATCATCTTTCAGTTTATCTTTTACGTCTTTGCAGTTCTGATAATAATCATCATTCAGTTCTTTTAACTGATCATTATAATTCTGCTTTGCCTCATAATATTTCTGATCAGCTTCGATCTGCTCTGCTGTCCCTTTTTTCGCTTTTTTTCTCACAAGATTCCAATACTGCATTTCTGCTTTCGCAGAAACATTGTAATATGTCTTATAGACATCAAGCGCGCTACCCGACAGACCGTATTCTCTGTTGGTCTGTTTTTGCTTGGCCACATTTTCCTTTATTTCACTTTGTACTTCTTTCAGTTTTTTGGTCGCATCGATATATCCCTGTGTACCTTTTTGCATTTTTTTCTGCACTTTTTTCCAGTAATCTTCCTCTTCCTGCAGTGAAACATTGTGCAGTACACTGTAATTGTCGATGTATTTACTTGCTGCAGAATAGATCTCGCTGTAATAATCTTCCAGTTTTTTCTTTGTCCTCTCTCCGGTTGAACTTTCTGTGTACTCCGATATCCAGAAATTATTATCAAGCTGATTTTTTGCAGCTTTTTCATATTCCTTAATGCTCGCCAGCTTTTTATATGCACTGGCGTATCCTTCCGTTCCTTCTGTTGTTGTTTTTAATACTTTTTTCCAGAAAAACTTCTCATCCTCGAGCTTTGTGACGTTTGTTTTTTTCCAGGATGTGAACCATGCATTAGCTGCTTTGTACACGTTTTTTGAATATTCATTCAGTGCCTCCTGCTGCATTCGTTTTGCTTTTTCATATAACAGCTGGCTTTGTATATATGCCTGCTGAATGTCGCTGTACATTGGTTGATTTTTATTCATATTTTTAAGTGCCTGCTGCGCGTTGTTGTACATGTCCGTCGCAAACTTTTCCATTTCTTTTGCAACATTTCCTTTTTCATCTGTGACCCCAAACGCAACGCCACGTGCAATCTGTTTTCCAACTTTTTCTTTAAACCTTTTCGACGGGGAATGGATCTCAAGCTCGCCTTTTGCAGTCTCTTCCAGTCCGTTGCACAGATCTACAATGGAATCTTCCGCTTCTTTTTTCGCGCCACGGATGCCGACCGCTACTCCCTCTGAGATATATTTACCGTTTTCTGCAAATTTTTTCGAAGGTGAGTTAATGTCTACCGTTTTCCGAAACGTTGTGTTGGCCGTGTTTGCCAAATCTCTTGCAGCGCTCGCTACTACAGCCGATGAATCTCTCATTCCTTTTGCGAGTCCCTGTGCCACATATGTGCCACTTGTGTAAAACTGTTCCGGCATTGCCTGCCTGGCTGGATTTAATGCACCGTTTAAGGTATCCGTGACCTGTCTTTCTAATTCTCCGCGCTGTGAGGCGACTCCTTCTGAATATTTTTTTATGCTCTCCTGACCGCTGATCTTCTGTTGCTCATTGATCGTCTTTGCTGCGTTCGAAAGTTCTTCACTTGATCTTTTCCCGGCGCCAACGCAAAGGTTTCCTGCTTCGTCTGTGTATTTCTTTTTAAAGTTCTCTGTCTCATCAATAACCTTCTGGTACGCTCCTGACACCTTATCCGACAGTGGTCCTTCTAAATTCATCGCACTCGTCCAGTCCTTACAAATCTCCGCGAACTGTCCCTTATTATTTTTTAAGCTGTCCACAAGCGTTTGAACAAGATTCGCACTTTGCGGTCCCATCTCGGCAAGGTAATTATAAAATTCTTCCGTCATTCCGTAGCCGGCCGCACCGGCAAGTTCTTCCATATTATCAGCCCAGTTTGACATTCCATTGATCTGGCTTTCTAAATTTTCCAGAATCTTTTTCGCGGATATTTCTTCGCCCCCGGAAAATTCTTCCATTAAAGAAATAGAATTTTCCAAACTGTCTGATATGGTGTTTTTTAATTCCTGATATGCCTGTTGCTGTTCTTCTGTCGCTTTCTGTGTTGCCGATGATGCCTGTTCCTCTGCATCGGACATGTCTTCCACACTGTCTGCTGTCTCCTCCAGTGTTCCCTTGTAACTCTCAACGGTCTCCTGTGCTGCCTTCATGCCATCTTTCGCTTCTTCTTCCGCATCCATGGCATTTCGTCTGGTTTCCATGAGTTCTGTGTACTGTGCTGTCAATCCCGCAAGTTCTTCCGTCATTCCTCCCCAGTTTGTTCCGCCTTCATGGATCAGTTCGTAATCGTCTCCGTACCTTGTCCCGGTCTCCTCGAACTTATCTCTTAATTTGTCCAGTTCTTCTTCTGTTTGTTTTATCACAATCTGGGCATCTGCGGCATTTTTTGCATAATCCGTAAGTGCATCCTGTGATGCGATCATTAAATAATAATCTTCGTTTTTATCAATCAGTTTCTCCAGCTCATCTCTGGTCATGCTGATTGATCCGCTCTCTTCGTCAAACGCTGCGGCAAGTTCTGGTATATCATCCGCAAGTTCGTTGACGATTCCCTTCATCACTGCTTTTTGTCCTGAACTCTTTTCTTCCAGGTTATTTAACTCATACAGCTGTTCGATCAGCATCCTGTCCGCTTCCCAGTGTGCCTGTGTCTCCTGGACACTCTCTTTATGTGCCTGCGCCGTGTTGTTAATACTGTCTATCTGGTCATTCGCCGCATCGCAAAATTCTTTTGTTGCGTCAACCGCCTGTTTTGTTTCATTTGTCGCATTTTTTGTCGCTGCTTTATACAAAACTAGTCCTGCAGTTACCGCGGTAATTGCCGTGATCATAATTCCAATCGGAGACATATTCATAACCGCATTCCAAAGAGCCTGTGCCGCTGCTGCCGCCTTTGTCGCTCCCGTCGCAGTTCTTGTTGCTGTAGCAACTTTTCCAATCGTGCTTGCCAGGCTCACATATACATCTGTTTTTGAAAATTTATACAGTGCAATCGCTGTCCCAAGTCCAATTACTGTTGTTTCCACCTCTTCCAGGTTATTCCCTACAAGCTCAATTCCCTTATTAACTTTTGGCAAAACGTCTTTTTCGATCGGCTCTGCAATTTTCATCTGAAAAGTCCGTGCAAGCTGTGTGAGTTGATTTGTCGTGTCGCTGTATTTAATATTCTGAATCGATTCCATAACATCATGTGTCGTTGAAATCTCTCCATTAACATTCGTCAGAGCCTTTACACCCTCAATTCCAAGATCCTCCCACATCGTACCGAACAGATCTACACCAGCCTGATTCTGTTTAACCTGGTCTTCCATGCTGAACAGGGCATCCAGTACTTCCGCCGTTGCCGCCTTCGCCGACTCTCCTCCCGCCGCAAACCTCTCGCGCATAGCATCTGCATCCATGCCGATCAGTTCAAATCCTTCTGTTGTAGATGAAGCTGTATCTTTCACCCGGATTCCAAACTCCTTATAGGCGTCACCCAGTTTATCAATAGAAAATGTTCCTGCCGCCGCACCGTTTGTTAAAGAATTAAAAAATCCGTCTGCGTCTACCCCCATCTGCTTATAATGTACAGAGTATTCATTGATCGTATCCAGTAGATCATCGTTTTTATTTAATCCCTTTTGCGCTCCCTGTGCGATCAGATTAAATGCTTTCTGACTTGAAATACTGAATGTATCCATAAGCATTTTTACCGCTCTGATCTGCTCCTGGTATTCAAATCCAAACGTGTCTCTTAACGTTATGACATTCTCTGCCGTCTCTTTTAATTTTGACGGTTCGACATCTTTCAAGTTCTGCGCAATGACCTGAATCGCTTCGCCGACATCTTCAAAATTCTCTCCGTAATTGTCCGCATAGACCTCTTTCATCACATTTTTATAATCTTCCATCGCATCGGTAGCAATACCTGTGCTTGCCTGTATCTGATTTGCTGCCGACGTCATTTCATTAGCGGTTCCGACCGATGATTCTATTGCCGTCTTTGCCAAATCTGTAAAAGCATCTACCGCTTTCTCCGCTACTGCGACTTTAATCGCCGATCCGAAACTGATCGTCGCTTCTGTCTGCTCCTGAATGGCTCTTCCGTATTCATCAATGCTTGATGCACATCCATCCGCTGAGTTCTCTGCCTCTTCCAGATATCCCGCAATCTGCTCCAACTCCCGGTTTGCTCTTATCGTCTGTGCTGTCGCATTGTTCAGGCTCACTTCCCAGTTATCCACTCTGTTTGCGGCCGTTGTATAATTTCTTTCTCCTTTTTTTATTGCTTCTGCCAGCTTATCAATGGTTTTCTGCTGTTCTTCCAGTTCTTCGTCCGTGGTTTCTGACGAAGACCTCATTCTCTCCATTTTCTCCCTGGCTTTGTCGTAATCCGTCCGTAATGTATTTAAACCGTCGCCTACTTTCTTATAGGCTGTGCGGGCATTTTCCAATGCTTTTTTTATCTCTTCTTCCTTCTTTTTGTGGGCGTCTACGGTTTTCTGTAACACTTCGTGCTTTTTCCGCAGTGCTTCTACTGTATTTTCCTGTCCTTTAAATTCTTCCTGTACCAGGGCGGACTCTGATTTTAATTTTGAAAGTTCTTTATTTACTCCCGTTACCGCTGCTTTGAACTCTTTTTCTCCGTCTAATGCGATAATCGCGCCAATTTTATTGCTCACCTGGTATCCTCCTGTATACAAAATAAGGAGCTGCCTCTATTAGCAGCTCCCTTTTGTTTTGCGAAATCATGGTAAATCATCTATGCCGGTAGGTCTCTTCTTTTTACCGGTCATTTCTTCGTACTGATCATACATCAGATAGAATTTTCGAAATGTCATTGCCATAATTTCATCTTCTGTATAATTCAATTCTTTCTTCCCGATATAGATTAAGCGGGCGATGTTTATTTTTTCATCTGCCCGCTCTTCTGGTTTGGGTGTCCATCCTCATCCGGTTCCGGGAGTGAAACTCCGTATGCTTTTAATAATGCACTTAAAATCTCATCCACGTCATCTACGGAAATAATCCACCCAACTTCCTTTTCCGTGTAGTTTTTTAACTCCCTGCCGTTTCTTTTTTCTCTCTCCGCTTCATCATTTAAAAGCGTGCAGAGCAGATATCGTATCGTCTTTTCCGCTTCCCTTTTATCTGTGAGTTTGTCCCAGACTTCCGTCATCGCCATGTCGTAATGATCCTGTATCTCGTCGATAACGTTCAAGGTAAATAGCAGATTCCGCTCCGTTCCATCGATCGTAATTGTAACTCCCTTTGGTCTCAGATCGCTCATACTTTACTCCTGTCCTTTAGGATTCGTGGCTCCCGCATCGCTTGCTGTAATACCGACTTTCTCGTTTAACCATGTTTTCGCCTCTTTCAGAGTCGCAAATGTTTTCTGTTCTTTCCAGTTTCCGTCCTCCGGCACAAACATGTTCCCCTCTAAGGTTGTGTGTGTGAACGTCAGCGTTTCTGCCTGTGTCGCGTTTTCATCATTTGGCTCCTTCATCTGGCATTTTTTATAGAATTTTGCCGTGTACTTGTCTTTATTGTCTTCCGCTCTCGAAATACCGACCGCTCCCATTCCGATAAATGGAGCGATGTCGTCCTTATTGCATACAACGGTATTTTCTTCACTATTGTATGTATGCCCCAGCATATATGCATAGAGTTCATTAACCATCTCATTGATCTCGACAGATGTTGTTCCCCCTGTAACTGATGTATCTGTTACCACCGCACGATTATCTCCATAGTCTTTCACGTCGTTCGATGTCGTTGTGATATTGAAAGTCGATGTCGGTCCGAGATATTTTCCATCTGTGTGTTTTCCTGTCTCTTCGCTGTACTTTCCTACTACCGCGTACTCAAAACCTTTTTTTGCCATTTCTTAATCCTCCATCTTTTCTTCTATCTCGCATTCAAACACGAGATGCCTTATATTATTAGTTTTGTCCAAGAGCACTGTGACTCTCGGGTATGTAAATCCGGCTTCAAATAAAGCCTTCCGGATTTCCTTCTTTTCTTTCAAATAATTAATTTCTTTTGTGCCGTCCTTCCATGGTAATACATAATGTATCTGCATGGATAAAACATTGCCGCATGGCTTATTGTCTCCAAAGTCTACCCCCCGGTCATCTGCACAGTTAAATGTGAAATATCTTTTCTCTGTGCCGATATAAATATCCGGTTTGCATGGATAATTGAACTTTTTCAGCGCAGCGATAATGGTTCCGTTTACACTCATGATCCAACTCCCGTCTCCTGGTCAAATACTCTCTGCATTTCTTTCAGGCATGCTGTTTCACTCTCGTTTACGGATTTTGTTATAACCGGGTGTGGCACCTCCCTTCCCGGTACTCCATATTCGAGATACGCAAGTTTTTCTCCATTCCTTACGCCTTTGCTGTCTTTTCCGGTTGGACGTACCACTGAATAGCATCCATACTCGTTATGGCTCGTTTTTCCGGCTTTTATTGATTTCACAAGTTCGCCTGTTGCATAGCCCCTATTTGCTGCTGTTTGGACGTTTTTTGTTACATTTTTTTCGAGAATCTGCTTTCCGGAATCAACCATCTTTTCTGCAATCTCTTCTGTAGATTTTTCCAGTCTTTCCAACTGTTTCATGAGATCGTCAACTCCATTCATTTCAAATCTGCTCGTCTCGTTCCCTCCTCTCGCACGTCAAGACTATATTCATCGACTTATCGCTTTGAAACGTTCTTTTCACTTCGTAACGATACCCAGTCTCTTCATCGATTAGGATGTTTTCGCCGTTATAATTGCATGCTGCGATCTCGATATTCTGATCCGCGGAATATCCGCTTTGATTTGCAATAATCTGATCATTTCTTGTTGTGGTCGTGAAATTCGCAGGAACATTTTCTAAATAACTTTCCTTAAATGTGTCAAACCCGTCCTCGTCCGTTTCTGTTTCTTTCCCCGTCAGAATTTTTACTGATTTATTCCACATCGTCATCTTCCTCTTCCGGTTGCACCGGTGCAACTTCTCTCTCCATCATTGACAGTCGAAAGATTTTCTTTTCAAACAAGTCCATATATTTTTCCGTGTCTGCGCGATCATTTCCTATATGCGCTTTTACATAAAATGTTATCGCTGTGACCACTCCCGGGGCTGGCTCCTCGATCAGTTCTTTTGCTACTCCGGCAAGAATCATATCCTGCTTGCAGTCTTCGATATAGGATTTTATATCTTCATCATACACTGTTACAGCCGCTGCAATTCCGCAACGCATTTTTATCAGATCAAGCATTTTTCTCCCCCTTGTTGCGTCAAAAATTCTTCTATGATTTCTGCTTTAACGGATTTTGTAATGTTATAGCCCAGCTCTCCCGCTAATGATTTAATCTGCATGATCGTCATTTTGTTTAAATCATTAACGGTGTAGCCTCCGCTTTTGCTATAACCTTTTATTCCCCCGTTACTGCTGCATCATCCACAGTGATCATTCCATTTACAAACGCATCCGGATCTTTTGTCACGTAGTCCTCTCTCTCGATTGCCCTGAATAATGTCATATCCTGCTCAAACGCATTAAAATCTGTTACCGCTGCTGTATCAGACGCAACAATGGTAATCTGTTTCCTGTCGAATTTCTTGATTCCCTCTTTCAGGTCACCAATGATAAACGGGATTCCTCTTTTCTTTGCTGTTGCAGTATTTGATTTCAATACCGAATTGCCGATAACTTCGATTGGCACGCTCATCGCCCCGACAGCCAGCACTTTCTTCATCGGATCGTTATTTGCGTTCCGGAGCAGATAGTTTCCATTCGTATCTTTTAATGTCGAAAGATATAACAATCCATCATCATTTGTTACAATTTTTGATGTTCCTGCATAAGCAGCTCCCAATGTCACAATGATCGCTTTCTGTATTCCGTCAATATCTTTCAGGTCTGTCACCTGTTTCTTTGCGATTTCCACAAGAATCTGTGCATTAGCCGTTGCGCGGCTCTCTCCGCCGATCCATGCGACAATTGTCCCTGTGATATTTGCGTCCGAATCTTCCAGTAGTTCGTTTGTTACCGGGAAATATCCTGCAAATTTCTCAATCTCGTATTCAAGTCGTTCGAACTGCGGTCCGTTCTTTCCGCCAATCTTGCCGCCCTCAGATACTTTTGCAAATCCTGTCTGCTGCGCTTTTTTCTGGAATGTTCTCGCTCCCTTATTTGTTGTTACAGTCTCTACATCGATCAGATCGAGCAACGAAAACTCTGCATCGCGGTATGTATTGATCTGCGTCTGGATATCTTCTGGCACTGTATAACCGCCATTTGCCCCTGTTCCTTCTGTCATGCCTGTTGTTACGTTTTTAAAACCGCCTCTTGCTGCATCAGCAAATTCTTTTACATGGTCTGTCGCATTTTCTTTTGCCGGTTCCATGCTTTTTGTTCCAGGAATCCCCGTTTTATCCTCAAGAGACGCTTTCATCTTTTCGTCTTCCGCATCCTCGATATCTTTGAGAATATCGAACTTCTGCTGGAGTTTTTTTAACTCTTCCTTTTCATTTGCTGCATCTTCCAGTCTTCCTTCGTTTGCCAATTTCTGCACAAGTGCTTTTTTCTCTCCGATCTGATCTAACAGCTCCAATAATTTTTTATTCATTTTTTCCCTCCTAGCAAAAAAAAGATTTAAACACCGTACATGTCTAAATCTTTTAAAATCTCCGCTTTTTCCTTTTCTTTTTTATTTCGTTCTTCGATAACGCGTTTTCTAATGTCGTCCGTCAGTCTTAATTCCTGCGATGCATTGAGCATCTGCACTTCGTTTTCTGCTATTTCGTCAACAAATCCATACTCAATACATTGTCTGGCCGTCAGCCATGTCTCCTTATCCATTAATTCAAGCGTTTCCTGTAACGTCATTCCTGTCTTTTCTGTATATGCTGACGCGAGTGCTTCATTCATTCTGTGCAGGATTTCCGCATTTTTTTCCATTGCCTTGCAATCTCCACTCGCTCCATGCATTGACACATTGTGGATCATAAGCATTCCTACTGTGCTTATTTTCGACTTTCCCGCCATTGCAATTACGCTTGCTGCACTTCCTGCCAGGCTCTGAATTTCAATCGTGACATCGTTTCTTCTTTTTAATTTTGAATAAATCTCCTGTCCTGCCATTACAGACCCGCCGCCTGAGTTAATAAATACTTCTAAAGTTTCGCCTGGATTCAGCGCTGCGATTACGTTATCAACATCTGATGGGGCGGTGGAATCCCATTCCAGCCAGTCATATATCCACTTATCTTCATTCGATATAATGTCTCCTTTAATCTCCAGTGTTGCCATCTGTTGTTTTTCCTCCTTCATACTGTTTTCCTACATCCGTTATCGGGATGTAATTTCCATTTACCATCAGCCTGTCTCCTCCTTCTTTCCACGGCATGTCCAAAAATGCCCGTGCTTCATTCGGTGTGTAAATTCCATTATTCACAGCACCTTTTAAGCTCTCCATCTGCGATTTTGAGTCTGTGCGTAGAATCGCCTTTTCATTGAACTTATATATATATCCTTCTTTTATTTCTTTTGGTAAAAGTGCTTTTGCATTGATCTCCTCTTCATACTGTTTCAGCCTGTACGACATTGTATCTACTAAAAAAGCAAGCTGCTGCATCTCTGAATTGGCATAGGATGATTTTTCATAATTGTTTATCTGATTCGGTTTTATTCCAAATGCTCCGGCTATCTGTAAGGCTGAATATTTTTTCAACTCAAAAAATTGTGCATCTACGAGACTCATTTTTATCGGTTGTAGTGTCAGCCCAACTGGAACCGGTACTACTTTTCCTGCGTTTTCCGGTCCTTCCAAGTACTTTGCATACTTCTTCTGTAGCTTCTTCACTTCTCCATCTTCTATAACTGATGAATACTGCAATGCCATGCTCGCAGTCAGTCCGCTTTTGTACAAGTTATTCATGTATGTCTGACTCTGATTTGCTCCGTCAATCGTGTATTCCAGTATTTTTCTAACCGGTTCGCCCATGAATCCATCCAGAGTAAACCATGTCTTAATGTGAATTACATCTTCATTTCTGAACAGATACTGTTCACCCGATCTCGGATCACTGTATCGATAATACATTTTTCCTTTTGTGCCGAAAATTCCTCTGTCGTCCATAATCGCCGTCACGCAGTTGCTCTGCATTACCCATGCATCTATGGTTTTGTATTCTCCACCATAGGTATTCCTTTTAAATTCCCTATGCAGCCATATAAAACCATTTCCATAGTGTTGACAGTTAAGCTCCGCTGTTCCCCATAATGTCGATGGTGACATGTAATCATTTGGTCTTACCGTCAAAATATATGTGGTGTCCGTCGGGGCTGCCCTGATTCTCCCCTGCTCCGTCTCCTGATAATATTTCAATGGGAGTTTTCCCATTGTTTCACTCAGCATTTTTAGGCAGGTAAAGTATGTCACTTCACTCAACATTTTTCTCGACCGAGTTGTTATTCCAAGCATATCCAACATCTCATCATCATAAAGACTTACTCCGTATCCCCTGAGAGCATTCCATGCGTTTGCAATTCTTCTCCAAACGTTCAATCTTACCACTCACTTTCAATAAAATTCTTCAATGCATCACTATAACTTGTGTCAAAATCGTGGTACATTGCCAGCTTGTACGCGCACAGTGTCGCATCTACTGGGTCAATTTTCTTTTTTGTAGCATCTTTGTCAATTTTTATAAGTCCATTATTGCTTCTTGTCACCGCATTACTCATTGCAAAATTTAATACCGGATTGTATAAATACATGATATTTCCGGAATAAACCTGTTCTCTAAATCCCTGTGTAGCTTCGTTTAGAGCTTTGTAGCTCTGAAACACTTCTTCAACATCGTAGCCTTCATCAGACATGTCCTGCATCAGCTTGCTTGCGTTTGCTGGATCAAAGCACAACATCTGTATATCCCATTCATTGTCTTCACACGTTTTCAACACATATTTCATTACCGCATTCTGGTCCACGATCGGTGTGTTTGTGACCGTGATAAATCCCATCCTCTCCCACGCATCATAATCCACTTTGTCCCGTGCTTTTCTTTCCGCTAATTTTTCCCTATTTGGAATAAACGAGTGGGAAAATACGATGTATTTCACAATTTCTTTTCCAACTTGATCGTATTCTCCGGACAAAAAAGGAATAACGAACGCCACCGATGTCAGGTCGATTTTTGCAGACATATCAAATCCCGCGTATACGGGGTGTTTTCTCGTATTTATCGGTAATTCTTTGACTTCGCAATTTTTCCACTTCGCCATGTCCATAAATCCGTTTTCCGTTGCCTGCACCCAGATGTTCATACACTTCGTAAGGAACGACGTCATGTGCTCCGGGATTTCTTTTGCAATTTTATACTCTCCTCGGATTTTATTTACACCTTCCGGATAACTCATACGGATAGGGTTTGCTTTCTTCCAGTTATCTTCATTGCCGATATTGTCTATATTTTCATAATCTTCCTTGTCCAGTTCGCATATATCGATCAAATATTCTTCATTCTGAACGTCACTGTTCGGATCAAGAACTCTCGAGCAATATGTGTACTCCGTCACATAACACGGATATGTCAGATCAACTCCCGCTGTTGTAATAATCATCAACAAAGACTCTTTTGTATTAGATCCTAAGCCTAAATCATAAAATTCTGTTGTCGGATGCTGGTGATATTCGTCCAGGATCAATCCTGCCGGGTTTGTTCCGTCCCCGGATTTTCCATCATCTTTGCTGAGTGCTTTTATAAAGCTGCCTGTCTTTACATGCGTGATCGCATCTCTCGTGATTTTAAACTTATCTCTCAAGGGCGATCCTCTTAGCATTAAATCAGCTTCATTAAATACGATTTTCGACTGATCTCTTTTCACTCCAGCGGTATAAACCTCATATGTTTCCTGATTTTTTGTCGCAATCACAGAAATTTCATACAGTGCCACACCGGCTTCTTCCTGTGATTTTGCATTTTTCCTTGCCACTTCCGTGAATGTTTTTTTAAATCTTTTATATCCGTTTTCTTTATTTTTCCATCCATAGAGCTGGCACAGTCGGAATTTTTGCCAATCTGTCAGTACGATCGGCTCTCCTGCGAGAGTTCCCTTTGAATGTCTTAAGAGTGCAAACCAGTCGACGATATTCTGAGCCGCTTCTTCATCCCAGTAATACTGGTAATCATCTTTTGCAGATTTTTCCACATCGTCAATAAATCTCTGACACGCCCAGATGTGCTTCTGACAGCTTATTATTTCACCCGATATGCATTTTTTTGAATATTTTATTAAATCATTCAGGATAGACACGGTGTCAGATTCCTCCAAACTTTTCTTTTATGGTTTCTTCTTTTTTTGTCGTTCTAGTTACTGCTGCTTTCAATCTTGAATCTATTGTCAGACCGCACAGACTTGCAAATTTCCGCATCTCCTCTGCGTATAATTTTTGAATGTCAATCAGCGGATTCCTCACAGTAACTGGCCCATTCCTTGTATTTTTTTCTATACAAAAAGGAGCATCTTTCAGCTCCTCTGTTGCTTTTCTGTATTTTTCATAAGCATTGCAGTAACCTGCGAGATTATTCAGATCAAGATTTCCTATGACGTCAATTTTATCAAGTTCTTTCGTCAATCGTCTCCATTCTTTTCTAGCGTCCGGTCCGATCAGCCATGTCGGTGCCCGTTTTAACTGATCCTTTCCGACTACAATGCTATCTTCTTCTGCTTTTCTTTTATAACCGTCAATCGCAGTAAGGTTTCCCTTCTGCGTCTGTACCGGTTTTCTTGCTCGTCCCATTTTTTCTCCCCTTACCACTTTTTATTTTTTATTTAGAAAATTGCGTACACAAGACTGGCGTGGGGTCAATTAGCCTTTTCAAAAAACTTTTTGACCTCCCCCTCCCCTTCTTTTGAACTCTGCAAGCATGTTTTGCAATCGTTTTTCCATACCTATCTTGTCCTTTTTATACATCTGTTCGATCATGCTATGTGTGTCGTGATTTAATGGCATAAGATTGTTCTGATCAATTCTTTTATTCCAGTCATCTCGTAGCGGTATAATGTGATGTACAGTCTCCGCAAGTTTTATTTCTCCAGTAGTCATGTAAATGTACACATCTATATTATCATACGTGCTCAGAGCTTCTTCACGTGCTTTCTGCCATTCTTTACTGTTATAAAACTCTTTCGATCTGCTGTCTCTGTAATATTTATCATATTCCTTATATCTTTTCTTTCTACAATCACATTTCGTTCCTTCAAGTAAACGCTTTCCACAGCTACTGCATCTTTTATAAATTGCCATTTTATCCTCTGCATAAAGGGAGCGGTGTGTACTGCCTGATGCAATACACACCGCCATAGGTAAAGGGGTTTTATTCAGTACTTCGACTGACGCTTTTTGCATTTTAAATATTACCATAGAAAAACCGCCAAAACCGCCGTTTTGAAAATTTCTTTTATTTTTTTTCTAAAAACCTGTCATGCTTCTGGCGGCAGCTACTGTCTGTATATTTCCTTTTGCAGCCGCAGTACAATTCATTCATCCTGTGTGCCGTCTGAACCCAGCTCAGATTGTCAATATAATACAGGCTCAATATGTTCCTGATCTCGATATCTTCGATCTCTGCTATGTATTCCTCTGCCTCTGTCGTCTGCTCTAAAAGTCTGTCATACTCTTTCTTTAAAGTCTGCTCTCTTTTGTTTAGCAATCTTCTCAGCCTGTCTTCCTCTGCATAAGATGTCCCCCTTACAAGAACGGTGCCGAGTGATTTCTTACCGCGTTTTCCACATGCTACAACGTCCGCTGCAATATTTCCCTCGCGGATTAATCTGTTGCGTCTTTTGTCTATTCTTTCAATAGATTCCTGTAAATACTTTATTCTCGCCCGACTGCTGCATATCTGCTCCAGTATTTCTTTTTTCACTCTTAACCTCCATCCTTGCACTGCTGCATACGATCTGTCAGTGTTTATGTTTGTCTGTGTATCCCAGCTTCTCTAATCTTGCCATAAATGTTAAAGTAACCTGCACTGGCCAAACCTGCCCGTATCTTCTGTTTATCTCTGCCGTGATTTCTTCCGGCGTTAACTGCTGCTTGGACTCCTTGATAATTTTTAAAACTTTCTTTTCCTGATCTGATAATGTCTGCATTTCATTGTCTCCTTTATAATTATATTTGTAATTTCTATATGATTATAATTTACATGTGTAATATTGTCTATTACTAATTGTTTTTATCTCCAGATCGTGATGAATGCTGTTATCAACAGGATTCCCCAGTATACAACATTATGCAGTTCTTTCTTTTCTCGTGCTTTTTCCATCTCGTCATGAAACGAAATAACAACTATTATCCCTATTAATTTTAAAATCATCTTGCTTACCTTTACCTGTCAGCTCTGGCATATCAACCAATACTGTATTAAACGTTCCTTTCGTTTTTTCTGCCCGTCTTTCTCGAATCGGAACGATTTTCCTTCTTTCAGTTCCAGTTCAATTCCGTCAATGCTGCCATTTAGTTTATCCTGGCAATGCCGGAGAAGCGTTTCCAGATCGCACAGCCTGTTTGCTCTGTACTCATCACGGATGTGCTGTAAAACTCTGCTGACGCTTTTTACCCGATACTTACAGGAATTTTTAATGTTATTGTATTTTTCCATTTCAAGGTTTTCTTTTAATGTCTTCAGTCTGTTATCGGATTCTGTTAATTCTTTATATGCTGTTTCTGCACTGATTGGTTTCATCTGATCCACCTGCTTTCACAATCTCTACTGTATCTTTCAAATTCATTGCTTTTAAACCATCTGATCTAATGGCAAACCTCTCACTCCTTTCGATTTATTTTAAAATTTCATCTAAACAAGCATTCCAACCTGCATCATATCCATCTGAATACTCATCATATCCGTTGTCGTTATGTTCTTTCTCCGGCAACTCCCGAAGCGGACATTTTTCATGCCGTTTCTCGGTAAAAGTATTCTGTGACAGCCTTGATGCTCCATTATTGAGTACATTCATAAGCTGACACTTTTTAATTCCGTTGAATTCGTACATGAATTTACACTTACTGCACGATTCCGGCATATCCATAATCAATACTGATTTAGGCATCTTTGCACCTCCTAGTATCTCAACTTAATCAATTATTTATATTTTTTGTAGTTGCATTTACCATTTCTACAACGGCATTTCCACTCAAGATCGTTGTCTTTGGTCTTATACGCATGTTTACAGGTCAAGCATTTCTTTAGCCAATCCGGCATATATTCACTGCTACAGGTTTCCTCTGTTCCTTTCGGCATATCATTCACACTCCTTCCGGCTTCTCGCACCGCTCAAATTCGATAACCCATACATAAGGATTAGCACTCCAACCGTAGCGGTCGAGGTCGGATTTCTTGACGGTGCTATTCCAGATTTTAATAAAATGCTCTCTGGCTGTATGTATGCGATCATATTCATTCTCCGGACTGTGGATAAACCCTCTGTTATCTATCGCTCCTTCTGCTTTTGCTCCATCTTCAGTGACATCCTGCAACCGTTCCACTCTCACATCCGTAACCTTAAGCCAGATCCGGGCAGCTTCTTTCGGCATATGGATGGATGGTTTCCAACGTAATCCTTTTGACATCCACGGTTTATCGTTTGCCTTGTACCAAAAAATGTGCGCCGCCGCCTGAATAAATGTTTCGCGGACATAAAGAATATCGCCCGGCTGATATGGAGCTTTTCTGATACACGGCTCATTTTTTCCGTTATACAACATAAGTCCATCTTTAATATATCCACTCCATCGTGGATTTTCTCCTGAAAAGAATTTTACCAGCCGCCTGGTACAACTCTTCCGTCCGTCCAGAATCGCCCGAACCATTTCTGTATTGAATAAAATCGGTTTAATTGGCATCTACACCACCTCATCTTCCCATCATGTCAGGGGATTTCTCCCATGAATTTCTAAACGCTTTTGTTCGAAGTTCTTTATTTTCTGCCCTTAACGCTTTATTTTCTGTCAAAATCTTCTGCAATTTGCAATCCTTTTTATGCTCACATCTTGTGTCCGCAGAATACTCGGTACACATTCTACATAATTCTATGCTTGTCACTCTACACCGCCTCCTTTCACAATTTCGATTGCATGCTCATAACTTCTTGCTTTCTCTTTCCCCAAATTCCATTTTGGAAGTTTTTGATAATCTCAATTACTTCATTCTCTGTCATTCCTGCACCTCCAACAGTTCCGGGTTATCAAATACGTTGCCGATTACATCCATGCAATCCACATAATCGTAAATGTGCTCTTCTTCGTAAGTTTCATCCACAAGTAACACGTCAAAGTAAAATCCTGCTTCGCTCTCATTCCAAACAATTCTTCCACAGCATTCCGCTTCAATGCAGTTTACAATATCATTCTCCCAAATCAGCTTGCCATTCTTGTCTCTACTTCCTATGCACCGGCAGATGGTGGATGAGTCTACCTCAACACAATATACCTCAGCAGTCCACATATTTTCATCAAGATAATGCGTTCTGAGAATATTTTCATCATCTCGAATAAGCATCATGGTTTTCCCTTCGATTTCAAGCGGCATCCCTTCCACCCATTCACCGTTATCAATTCGCTTTGCGCGGAATAAATATCTATCTTCCATCGTTTTTCTCCATTTTCTTTGCCCTATACTGGAATGTTCCTATTGCCATCCCACAAGTTCTTGATGCTTCCGTTAAGGTAATTTCACCTTTTTTAACCTTGTCATACATTGCCACGAAATTCTCCGGCAATGGACGCGGCGGTCTACCAAACCGAACACCTCTCGCTTTTGCGGCGGCTATTCCCTCTGCCTGTCTCTGTTTTATATTCACTCTCTCCTGTTCTGCAACAAATGCTAATATCTGTAGCACTAAATCTGCTATGAATTTTCCCATAAGGTTTTTATCCTGCCTGGTATCAAGTAACGGCATATCCAAAACAACTATGTCAATGCCTTTTTCCTTTGTCAGATATTCCCATTGCTGTTTTATTTCATCATAATTTCTGCCGAGTCTGTCCATACTCTTAACAAATAAGCAATCGCCTGTGTGCATTCTGCGCACCATTTTCTTATATGCCGGTCGATCAAAATTCTTTCCAGACATCTTATCCATATATGTATTGACATCTGATATTCCATGTAATTCTAGCGCAATACGCTGTCGTTCCTCATTCTGGTCTGTCGATGATACCCTTATATAACCATATTCCATTCTATTCCTCACTTTCCCTGTACGGCTCCGGCAGCGGCATCCAAGCCACTATCCTGTAACCATGTATTCTTACTAAATCACACCTCCATTTTCCATCGGTTGTGTGTGCGCTAGTTGTAACCGTTCGCCCGGCATCATCGGCCACTGTTACAATTACCTCGTCTGATTTTCTTTCAAACATCGCAGTGCTCCACTTTTTAGTCCCTTTAAATTTTATGAACATGCTATCATGTTCCTCCGGCAGTCTCTCACTTACTGGAATCCATCCGCTTTCCTGCTCCAAAATCCTGTTGATTTCTTCCTCTGAAACCACTTTTGTTAGTGGAGAATATCTGCAGGCTTCTGTTGCTGCCTCAGATATCCGGTTTTTAATCCTGCTTATCGACATTCTGATCCTCGCTTTCTGCAAGTTTTGCATATTTCCAATCGCATACATATGCCGGATCTTCGGCACTCCATGATGTAGTGCCCTGTTTCCATGCATACACTAATCCGTTGTTGTATTTTGCAAAATATCTCCGATCCCATCCACAGGATTCGCTATGTCTCACAAGAATCGGTGTATCAACTGGAACTCTACTCCAATCAACCTGTGGTTCAATCGGTTCGACATATTCGCTGTTCGCCCATTTTCTCGTCTTTATTTCACAATCTCTTATTGTGCCGCCATTAAAATTACACTCGTTGCACTGTGTTTTTCTGCAATTTTCCAGCTTTCCATTAACGACGGCAATGTTCCCCCCATTGCACGCGATTTCAATAATCTCTTTTGCATATTTTTCTCTATTCAGCATCTTTCTTCTCCTTCCCGTACTGCAACTGATACGGTACTTCTCTGAATCTTTTCAACGCATCCTGGTCCGGATGCTTTGATATTCTTGTTTGTCGCTGCACCATTGCCTTAATGATCTGGCGGCGTTCTTTTCCATCTCTGTGTATGTAAATCCCTCCTAAGCTCCCGTGACTTCCCGTATTCTCTCTGACAGTTCCGTCTCTCCTCCGTTTAAGATCTCAATCTCTTTTGCAGCATCTTTCAACATTTTTTTCATAGACTCGACACCGTCTCTTTCATAACTTTTCTTGACCGCTTTTCCATCGATCACTGCTGCAATGGTCGGGATCTCTTCAAAAGTGTTCCTGTATGTTTTCTGAATTTTTTCAATCTGTGGTTTTGCTGCATCTGCTTTTTCCAGTGCCTCGCCCAAGATTCCAAGTGTTAATTTCTGTTGTTCTGCCCGTTCCAGCTCTTTCTTTGCTTCCTCTTCCAATTTTTCATCCAGGATTCTATGAAAATTCTCATACATTCTGATTCCTTCGTCGCTGTCTCCAAGAATATCCGTGATGATCGTCTTTAATTCCTCTCTCTGCTCCGTTGCCGTTGTCTGTTCAATGCATCCCATCGCTCGTGCAAATTCCTGATGCGGCGCTTTCGTGTCTCTTGTATAAAAGAGCATTGTGTCCCTGTCTTCCTTTCGGTCTGTAAATTCCGGAAATACAAATCCTGTATCTGGTGCTCCGACTACCGCATCCCTGATCCTGTTTATAATCCTGTTCTTCTCCTCGCTGTATGCCAGTCCTGGAGCTGTCAGATTTACCGGGCAGATAGCACAGAGCAGATATTCGTATACATCCTCTGACTCGTCTGTCTTGTTATTGTCTGAGGTATATGTAATAACGTCATAAGCATCGCGGTAAAGCAGGATCAGATAGCCTCCGACATGATCATAATTATCAATCACTCTGTCATAAAATGCTTCCAGCAGATTCTCGTCTTTTAAGTCGCTGTCTCTTATCGCAAGCAGGAACTGCTGCATGTCGTTTTCTTCCTTTGCCTCTTCCGAAAGTTCCAGATTCAACATGTTGTCTTTCAGTTTTCCCTTAAAGATTCCTTTTGCAATATCCAAGTATTTATAAAATTCTTCATCCGGAAGATTCAAAAATGTCTCTCCGAATGTTGTTACGATATTTTTATCTACATCCACATAGCACCCGCAAATACGGGAAAAAGTGCAGTTATTCTTTGTCAGCCTTCTTTTTAATTCCAAGATATCTTTCTTTTTCATTTTGTTGTCCTTTCTGCCATTGCTACATACTTTCCATAACTCATCCCGGCTTCTCTTGCTTTTTCTAACACGCTACTTATATCGCTGTTATTATGTGTCTGGTTTCTTCTTTTCTCATGAATTTTTCTATTGCGCTCATTTCTGCACTGTTTTCCACAAGTCAGCGCGGCCGCTGCTATTGTTTCAAATTCTTTTCCACAGATTATGCACTTTTTCTTATATGCTTTTCTTACAAACACTGTTTTCTCCTTTCTCTCCGGCACCGGTTGCCGGAGAATCGCGCGTTTACTGGTATCCTGTGATATATCAGATTAACCAAAGGTTGGAAAACCCCTTATTTATTGAATTACAGAATAAAATAAGAGCAGGGATTCAAAAATCTCTGCTCTTTACCGATGTATTTTATTTTTTCATTTTGACCATTCGTGTACGAAAGTATATATTTTATTCAATATCTTTTCGTCCTGAATCTGATTTACATATGCTATGATGTAGTTGCGGTAATCAGATCTACCTGTGCAAATCATTTTTTGCTCCAATACTTTGATTTGTATGTCTTTTTCCCTCAGCATACGTGTGGCTTCCAGAAGTGCCTTTGCAAGATATTCCGCTTGGTTTTGAATCTGCTCCGATGTAATTTCATCCTCCATTTCATGGAATCTATTGATATATCTGGCTGTAAACTCAGTTCCTTTAGTGCCTGTTAATTTATTTGCTATGAATTCACAGCCTTTGCGGGTTATCATGTAGCAAGGAAGAGTCCTCCCTGTGCTGTCCTTATAGGTACTTTCCTCGAAAAAGTCACTGAATCCAATATTGGCTTCAATTAATTGCTTTATGTAGCGTTTTATGTCTCGCAATAATTTCGCATGTTCTTTCTCAATCATCTTTGCCACTTCTCGGCTATCTAAAGTTTGTTCCAGATTCTTCATGTTTACCATTCCTTTCTTCTTGCTTTGTACCCACATGGAATGGTATAATTGTTTTGCCATTCCTCATGGAGTGCGCGTTAGAGATTCGTTTATGCTTGGTCGTGTGGACGGATCTCTATTTTTCTGTTTCGTCGAATACCTTTCTAATTCCACTCATGACAACATCATATTGCGTCTGCCCTAGTCTTTCACAACATGTGCGCAACAATTGTTTATCTTCTTTCGTGGCTCTGATTTTTATTTCTTCAGACTTTGGGTTATCCGACTTTGGTCTCCCTGTTCGTGGACTCATTTTTTCACCTCACTTTTTGTTCACACATTTATTGTATTATTGTTCACACATAAAGTCAAGTATTTTATGAAGGTGTATTCTATTTCTTGTAAACGTCACTCAAAGAATCTGTTCAAACTTTTCAGAGATTTTATTGCTCTTTATTCTGTTTTCAATGTGCAAATTTAATCAGATCAACCAATTTTTGGAAAATCCCATTTCTTATAGTGCAACCTGTCCTCATTCCAGTCCGGATACTGCTGCATCAGGTACTCTTTAAATATCTCTATCATTTCCGACCGGAGTCCCCTGCTTCCATTGTCCAATAGCATGTGGTGATACCGGCATCCCACTGCTCCGTTCTGTGGTACTCCAAGTCCTCCCTGGGACTTATTTATGTAATGCATGATGTCTTTCATCTGATAGAGCCATGGATCCTTATTTTCCATGTGGTACTGCTGCCGGCAGAAGATACAGCTTTCATTGTCACGGTAATAGATGATCCGGCGTGTTTCTTCATCGAATTGGAATTTCATGTTTTTACTGGTCCGGTACCGCATGTTATTCCTCCTCGTTTTCTGATTCCTCAAGTTCTTCTATCTTCCGTAATCTCCAGTGCAGATCGTCCAGGATGGATATCATTTTTTCTATCCTGTTCGGATCTCCGGAGTTCCAGAGGTTCTGCAGAGTATTCAGATTATTTGTGATCGCCGATTTATATCCTCTGTTTATATTTTTATTATCAGTCATACTGTTTTCTGCATTTTCTGTGATTTCCGGTTCTTTTTCCTCTTTTTCCGGTTCATCTGGCATGTATTCCGGATGGTTCTCAATGCTGTCCTGTCCCGGTAACTGCTGCCCGCCGGCCGCCTCCGGCTCATCTGTCTTAATATCTTCCGGCTGTTCCTCCGGCTCGATCGGGGATGGTTCCGGGATGTCCGGCTCAATGTCATGCAGTGTCTTGGGTGTTTCTTTTACCGGCTCCGGTTTCTTTTTCGACGGCTGCACGTGCGACTCTTTCCGTTGCACCGGTGCAACTTTGCTTTTTTCAGTTTCCGGAAAATTTTCATGAAACATATTCTCCCATGCACCCTTCACATCAAATGATCCTGTCATGTTCCTGATCGTCTCGGCAACTTCCTCCTGCATGATCTGTTCTTTTTCCATGCTTCTCATGTTCACTAACTCGATCATTTTTTTTAAGTTGTTCACGGATACGGCAAGTTTTCCGATCCCCGGGATTCTCGTCATATAAACTTTCATGTCTGCCGGCGCCATGATCTCAAGCACATCCTGTCCGTTTTTCAATGCATTGATCACATCTTTAAATAACTGCGGCTCATCATGGAAAATATTCAGAAGTACCTTTTCAAATACTTTCTCTGCGGATCTGGTCGTCTCAGGCTCCTGCTCGATCATCACTTCGATATCTGAGATTTTCTGCTCTTCCTCAAATTCTTCTTTTACTGTACTTATTTCCGTTTTACTCATTTCCGGCGTCAGAATCTCGTTGATCTCATCCGGCAGTGTCAGCATGAGTGATAATTTCGCATAGCCAAATTTCTGATATTCCTCTTTCAGTTCCATGGAATAGCCATCTTTTGAAAACCTGTCATTGATCCGGATAAAACGTGATACCTGTGTTTTATCAAGCCCGTATTCCTTCATTGCAAACTCATTGACGTTTGAATACCCGGAACCCGCTAAAATTCCCGTATCCTGTGCCACTTTTAACAGATATCCGATCCTCACAAACTGCTCTGCTGATTTCTGCAGTTCGGTGTCAAGATCATGCTTATATACCGCGTAATCTGTATATGTGATCACATTGTGGTCCTGTCTTATAATTTCTTCCATTTTTCTTCCTTTCTACACTGCTTCCAGTGCATGACCTGTTTCTTTCTCTGACTTCTTTTCCCTGTTTTCCAGCTGTGCTGTATAATCTTTCAGAAATCTATCAAAAAACCCCTGTTTCGGCTTTTTATCATGCGCTCCATACCACTGTCTTATCTCTGTTCCTTTGATTTCTATTGTGATATAAGGAGTGTCCGGTGTTTTCTCTTTTCTCAGGAACAAAATGGTGGTCGTTCCCTTGTTATGTTTTGAAAGATAATTATCGCCACCTACACAATGGTGTAAGACTCTTCCTTCTATGATGATCTCTCCCGCGTCTTTTGCCGGGCGGATGATATAGCCCTCCGCCGATGCCTGATACCGCTTGCACAGGCTCTTATATCTCACTGCAATTTTGGAAAATTCCTTGTTTTTCTTTTTTATAAACAGCTCGTCATGTCTTTCTGTACTTTCCTTAACCATCTGGTTGTGTGCCTCTTCCAGATTGCGCGGATAAATAAATACACTGTTTGTCATGTCATAGCCCAGCACCTCCCGCATGTTGAGGTAATCGTCATATTCCCAGATCACGTTCCTTTTATAACTCCCGTATGCGGTCCAACCTTCCGGCACCGGATCAAATTTTTGTTTTGCATACTTTTCTACCCGGTTTATCAACTGCTGCAAGGTCATGTATTCAAGTAGATGTTTCAGCCTGTTTTTCATTTCTCTGTCAAATTTTTCTGCAATCCATTCTTCCTGTTCTGGTTTCCAGGAATATCCCTCTTTCTCTTCAAATTGCAGTGTTTCTAACAGATCTGTATCTCCATGCGCTTTTATGACACTGTTGATGTGTTCCTTTTTCTTTAACCGAAGCTGCCCTCGCAAAGTATCTTTCCTGCGGTTGATAGTCCCAAACTTTCCCTCTTTCCATAAGATTTGTCTCACCAGTTTGTGCATACCCATTTTGCAGTACATCTCGATTGCAGGATTATTTGCATATGTCATCAGTGCATCTGTAGTGTTCACGGCATTCTTTATCGTTCTGCCCCAGTTTTCTCTTCCCATTTTTTCTAACTGATCTAATGGACAATATTTTAATGTCGACTGCTGCACAATCTCTTCCCATCCCGGATAAATCTCCCCGTCCTTTACTTCTATGTACGGATATCCTCCCCTGTCCGATAGTATCCATTCGTTTTCATCCCGTCTGTAACTATATGCACGCACCATTTTTTCTACCTTCCCTTTGAAAAGGAAATACCGGCTCTCCTCTGTCATAATGTCTTCCATTTTTAATGACTTCTGATATCGCCTGTAATACGAGAAAATCCGCACGATCAGATCATTCTCACTTGTCAGCTGGTACAAATAAATTCTCGCTTCCTGTCGCACTGGCGATGTGATTCTCTGCCATTCATAAGTTGATACATTACCGCATTTTTTACAGACTGCCTTTTCTCCTCTTCTGGGAATCTCATCATACAGTGTCCCGTATTCCGGATCTTTCGGAGTGTATAAAATATATCTCTCCGCGCACTTTCCGCAGATGCACTCTGTATGATTTCCGTTTCTCTTATAATAAATTTCCGGATTCCACAATTTTTTCGCACACCAGTCTTCGAAATCCTCCGGAAGCTCCGGGGTCAATTCTTCCAGCTGTCTTATTCTTTCTTCCTCGTTTTTCTTAGCCGCCATATCACTTTGCCTCCGTGTAATAACTTTTTATGATCTTCTTTGCTTCTCCCATTCCTGGGATTCCAAGTGTCACACGGCTGGCATTTACTTTTGCCTCTTTTAAAATATCTTTGTCCACTGGAATCTGATTCTTAAATGACCATTCCAACAGCTTCCCAATACAGCCCTTGATGCTTTTCCCTTTCCTGCGTACCGCGACCGCCATATCGTCATGCTCCATGCACTGTGATCTGATGTAATCCACCCAGTCAATCATGATCTGCTTCGGTTTTAAATCTTTACATTCCACATCGATCTTTCCGATCGCCGCCCCAAGCGGTGTCGTCAGTGTATCTGTATATCCGCCCCAGTAATCTTTGGCATCCTCTTTATCAATTCCATTTTCCTCTGCCAGTACCAGGAGACTTTCCATATCTCCTTCTGTTTTCAATCCCTCTGCTGTGAGGTTTATTTCTTCTGCGCTGTCAAATTCTCCGAATCTCTCAAACATTTCTCGTTTTCTCCCTTCGTTCCATTTCTTCCATCAGTTCCTTCGTGTAGGCATTGGACTGTTTTAAATAAAAACTGCATAAGTGCCCCTGCTTGCCCCGGATCAGCTCCAGCCACTTATCTTTATTTTTTACCGGCTGACCTCTGGTCGTGATCCATCCTCTCTTAATCCACTGTGCTACATCTTCCCTGCCTGCAAATCCGTTGTACAGGTATTCACTGTCTGTATAAATTGACAGCTCGCATTTTCTCTTCATACGGGAAAATGCACGTATCAGAGCCTCCATCTCTGCCCTGTTTCCATTCATCTGTTCAACAGGTTCAATGTGTTTTCTTATCTCCGGCAGGCTCTTTCCTGATGGATAATATTCTAGGCAATATCCAATGTAGCCGTCACGCTCCCATCTGCCCTTTATGGATGTGGTGACGTAGATGCTGACCGCCTGCATAGATCCTCACGCTCCCTTCTGATCTCTCCGGCATCCCGTTCCAGCCGGATCTCCGTGTAATAGTAATAAGACATGCCAGTGAATGGATTTACTCCGTATCGGATGCTGTCCCGGTCTATGTAATAACCTGGCTTCGGCTCTGGTCCATTCTCGATCAGCTTTCTTACTGTCCGACGCTTATATTTATGTGTTTCTTTTTCCGGCATCTTTAAATTTCTCGAACAGTCATATTTGACAAAAATTTTTGTTTCTTCTTCCTCTCCGAACAATGTCATCTGACCTGTAATTTCTTCTGTAGGTTCTTTTACGATGTAATTTGCCAAACTTTTAAAATAATCGCCTTCATACACCGGCTCATAATTCACCCGTCCATCTGTCAGCCTGTTCCATACCTCAGATACAATCTCCGCTGTTCCCGGTGTTCCATCCAGCCTGTTCATCAGTACATGGAAATGGATTCCTCCTCTTTCCCCTACTTCTATCCTGTATACAAACTTCAATACCTGTCCTCTCTTTTTATATTTATTTCTCACAGTATCGAAAAAGGCTTTGCGGACTTTCTTTATCTCTTCCACCGGAATTCTTGTTCCCCTTGGAAATTTCATTGTCAGCCACAGATCACCTGGTTCAAAGTTGCATCGGATCTTCCGTAATATTTTCTTTTCCCTGTTGTATTGATTTTGTTTTTTTACCTGCTCGGGTGTAGCCTTTTTCTTCTTGGCTCTCTTCTCTCCCTTTGCTCCAAATTTTCCTACATACTTAATTTCGTGTTCTCTATATATTCCATACTCATAAACATCATGTCTGTGTGCCATGTCCCTGCTCCGTATCTGCTAAGTTTAATATATTGAGATTGTTAAATAAGCTGGCAGCTTATCCCCTTTTTTCTCTTGCTTTTTCAGCAGGCGCATGATACACTATACCTGTCATAAGTATGGTGTGTATTGCACCTATCTGAGCATTGAAACCTAGCATTTCAATGCTCTTTCTTTATTACATTTTCGAACGTATGTACTGTATGTGAAAACCCGTGGAAAATGCACCAGTCAAGAGCTTTTATATACTGTGCTTCATCGATTAAGCCAATTACCGGATTATTCTTATCACGTACTCCAAAAAGCTCCGCTCTGACTTCTTCTCCCATATCCAGGCACATCACAACCATGGATGCCTGATCTGCACATAAAACTGCTTGCAGGTACTCTTTTCTCATCATATGGTCTTTAAATATTCCCGCCTGGTCATACAGCTTTTTTCTTATCCGATCCTCGTTCAACATTTACCCTTGCCTCCGAAAATACTTTCTCAATCCTGCCCCAGCCGATCCGCTCCATGATCAACTCTGCTTCCTGTTTCATCTCAATAAAGTTTAGGACTGTGTATATCTGTTCTGCCGCCATGGCAGCCTGTCCGTATTTTCCGTCGGCAAATGCTGTTTCAAAAGCCCGCACGCGCTCTACAGCCCAGTCTTCCAGTTCTTCCGGTGTTTTCATCGTCGTCCTCCACAATGTCATAATAAAATTTTAGTTCCGCCTCTTTCGCCAGCATCATAGAAGTTGCAAGTCCTCTGTTTTCCCAGCGTGTTTTTGTGTCGGAAATCTGCCGGTTGAACTCCGAACGCTTCATCTGTGGCTTTTTTATTGCTTCCCCCAGCTTCTCTTCCAGACTGTCTGCTATCTCCTGCATCCACTCATACCCGCAGTCCATCCCGATTGTTAAATCACGAAGCATAAAAGCCTCTTCTTTTGTCAAATCTAATGTGATCATCTTTCTCTCCTCATTTCTTCGAAAAATAATGTGCTCCGGTCTTTCTCCATGGTGTCCCATAATCAGACCACTGACCTTCCCGGAAATAATAAATTCCCGGATATCCTCTCTGTTCTACTTCCATCCTCACCGCCTGGTATGTCTCCTCTGACGGTTCCCAGATACCTGCCATCCCTCCATCCCAATATGATGTGAATTGATTCTTTTGGGATATCACACCGGAAATCGTGTCCGGCCACTCTCCGGAATGATCTTCTGCTCTGTTCAAAATCACATCTGCAACCAGGCGTTTCCCCTGTAATCCCTGATTCCCCGCTTCCGCCTCGACGCAGATCGCTAGAAGTTCCAGACCGTCCCAGTATTCTTCCTCTTCTATATCCACAAGATCTAGTTGCACCGGTGCAACTGGTGTGATCTTGTTAAACACACCGGAGACAGGCTGCCCGGAGACAGCCGCCGGCCGTAAAATATAGATCACTGCGCACATGATGATGATTACGATTACCATCACATAAAATGGTTTCTTATTTTTCATTGTCACTCTCCTTAATCCGGCATCTCCTTATATTCAAACGTGATCTTTATTCCCGCCAAATCCGTCAAGCTGTATAAATCTTTCAACCTGATCTTTTCCGGATGGTTGATTCGCTCTGTAACTGTCCGCTCTGGAATCCCACTTTTTAAACTCACGTCCTTCGTTGTCAGATTCTTTGCTCTGAATCCACCAGTCAATAAACCGGCTACATAGTCATAGCGTTTCTTTTCTTTGTTCTCGCATAATTTACTGCCCACTTTTTTTCTCCTTTCAATTATTTCCTTGCATTTCCCGCTCCTTGTTTTTTATAATTGTCTTATCAACTGAACAAGGAGGTTTCTTATGTTACATCAGTACCACATTGATTTTTCACAACTTTCTCCTGATGAGAAAGCAGCTCTTAGTGACCGCATCGACAACATTTCATTCACCGGTATCCAGTGGGAACAGGGTTTTCAATCTGGCGCTTTCTTCATTGAGGAGAATTTTGACCTTGGGCTTTTAAAAATCCCTGACTGTTGCCATCTTTCCCGCATTATGTGAAAAACTTCTCTTCAAAATCCACGTTGTACTCCTGCGGCGTGGATTTTCTTTTTACTATTACGCAATCTGCTTTCTTGTCTTTTCCTCTTCCCTGACCTATAATCGTCTTATCAGCATTGCCGTGCTGAAATACAGGCGAAAGGAGATTCGCACCATGAAGCTAAATCCGGATTGTATTCGAGATATTCTTCTTTATCTGGAAGAAAACTTAGGACTTTCTTCCGATTTGGAATACATCCCAGTTAGTGTGTACTCCATAGCTGAAGCACTTCCTTACTCATTGCCAGAAGTTGCTAATACGCTTGAAGTACTTGAAGAAGCTGATTTTCTGCGTGCTGCAAAAGATTACGGATATGATAAAATCGTGATGTTCGATGTTATCCGTTTAACCTACGCCGGTTATCAGTTTCTTGAATCCGTCCGCCCCAAAACTACTTGGGAAAAGATTGTCGGGGCATGCACCAAATTAGGTTCATTTTCACTTGATTTTGTAATGCAAGTTGCTACACAAGTTGCTGTGAACACTATCCCCGCCCTAATTTAGTGTTTAAATAAATCTGTTGGTCTTTTCCGCAGATTTTCTGCAACAAAACCAGCACAATCCTTCAAATCTTCTTTGGTAGGCTCTTTGTACTGGTTTTGTTTTAACCAGGTACTTAAAATTAAAGTTGCGATTTTCCACTTCAATGTTAAAAACGCAAATACCACCGTCGTTACTGTTAAAATTGCTGTTTCCATTCTCCGTTTACCTCCTTTTCACAGCTGCACAAGCTGTCCTCTTCCCACTTCCATCAGCTCCCTGTCTCTGAGTGCTGATGTGTACACAACTGCCATCGTTTTACTTTCTTCTGACAAGTTTGTAAAAATTTCCATGATCTTTTTTGCGTCCTCGATATCCTTGTTTTTTTGTGCCATTTTTTTATCCTCTTTCATAGTTTTCTCCTTTCTGCCCGACTGTCGCCGGGCTTTGATTAAATATATATTGTTGTCTTTCTCCTTTTTCTGTCCTATAATTGTCTTATCAGCATTGCCGTGCTGAAATAAAGATGGAAAGGAGGAACTTGTTATGAATTCTGTTTATCGGGTTTCAATTTACGATAAGTCAAAAAAATTGGTTGCCAGTTACGAGAAAATTCACACTATAAAATACATTGATGTTGCTCTTGATCAATGTGTTGTTTCCGGTAATGAAATAGCTTCTCATTTTTTCCCTACATCAACCGCTTATCAACTGCTTTCTGACGATGGTAATTACTCCATTGACGCTTCAATCGTTGGCACATTCGAAGTAAGCAAAGTCGTTTATTAAGGCTTTATCCTTGTGTGATTGTGATTTTCACTTTCACGCAAGGATATTCTTCTGTCTCTTTTTCAATCTTCTTCAGGATTTCTTTCAGTTTATTTTCCCCTGCGACCTTACATGGTCGTGTTATCATGTTTATCTCTACTTCCATAGGTTTTCTTTGTTGTCTTAATGCGCGTAATTCCTGGTGTATCGCTATAAGCTCAAGGTAAATCTTTTTCAACATCATTCTCACCTCCCTCTGTTTATGTATCGTTTTGTTCCGTACAGTTACATAATAGTTTCTTAATGTTACTTTGTCAATACTTTTTTGTCACTGTACGGAACTTTTTTATTGACTTAATATTTTACAGGTGCTATTCTGTATTCAGAAAATTAGATAAGGAGGTGCACTATGACACAAGGAGAGCGTATTAAAGAATTGCGTAAATCTCTCGGACTTACACTTGAAAAGTTTGGTGAACAGCTCGGTGTTACAAAGCAAACTGTTAGTCGCATTGAAAATGGAGTCAATAACCTTACCGAGCAAATGATTAAATCTATCTGCCGTGAGTTTAATGTGAACGAAGAATGGCTCCGTGATGGTACCGGTGACATGGAAGCCATTAAGCCGGATGATTTCACAAGTGCTATTGTTCAGATCGATAAGGGAGACCCGAAAGCCAGACAGGTTATTTTGAATTACTGGAATATGTCACAGCAGGATAAGGATCTGTTTTGGAAATTTCTGGATAAACTGGTTGGAGATAATAAAAATCGGAAGGATTAATTTTCCTTCCGTTTTTTTATACGTATTTATATGTGTTTTTTATTGACACACGTGTCTATACGTGTTATAATTTATCTATAGAAAGGAGATATAATGAAAACAAGTGAACTGGAGAAACTACTAAAGAAAAATCACAGTAAATTATTACGGTATGGAAGCCGGCATAATGTCTGGTATAGTGAATTAACTGGTAAACAATTCACAGTGCCACGACACAAAGGCGAAATTCCAGTAGGAACTGTAAATAACATTTTAAAGGATGCCGGCATTAAATAGCCGGCTCCTAAAGGAGGTTTTATATATGAAATATGCTTATCCAGCAATTTTTACACCAGAGGAAAATGGTGCTTTTTCCGTTAAGTTTCCTGATCTTGAGGGGTGTTATACTTGCGGAGATACTTTAGAAGATGCTCTAGAAATGGCAGAGGATGCTCTTGCACTTACTTTATACGGTTACGAAATCGATAAACGTTCTATACCTGCTCCATCTGTTCTTTCGACTTTAACGCCTGATTTAGGTAAAAATGATTTTATCAATTATATTGCCTGTGATACTTTGGCTTATCGCAAAATGTATAATAATAAATCCGTAAAAAAAACATTAACCATCCCAGAGTGGTTAAATGAAGCAGCTATTTCTATGGATATTAATTTCTCACAAGTTCTGCAGGATGCACTTATTGACCTGGTGCAAAAACAGCGAGCATAACAAAAAACACCGGAGGGTACTGCTGCCCTCCGGTGTTTTTTGTCAACGTCCAAGCATTGTATTATTCCATTGCTTTCGTCCACTCCAAAACAAATGTATATATTTTTATCAGGATTTCTTCATTTTCCACTTTTTCTAATAATTGCACTATTTTCTCTTTGTACTCTGTTCCCATTGCTGCCCCCTCCTCGTGGCTTTTATCTTCATCCGTAAGTGTAGTTATAAGCAGCGCGCTCTTCTTATGTTTGTATTATATTTATTATATTTGTCATTTGCAAGTTTTGTCTCAATATTGAGACAGTTTTTTTATATAATCCCTGGAGTACTTCGATTCGTACAGATCTTCCAGTGGTACCTTGAGTTCTCTTGCAAACTCTTCCAGATCATCTATCGTCGGACTCTTTTGTCCTCTTAAAATCCGGTATGTAGTCGCCCTGGAAAATGGTACACGCTCGATCAGTTCCCTTGCCTTGATATCTTTTTGTTCCATAATTTTCTGAATTTTTATCTTTGCCATAGGCAAATTATAGAATGATACGTTTGTGGAGAATACTGGAAATTTATGGTAAATCCGGTTGCACCGGTGCAACTTTGCGTTCAGTTGGTGACAAAATGTTACCAACTGAATATTTTTTCTATTCCTTTTTTATCTTATTTATGTATAATGTAATTAAATTCTACAAAACAAAAGCCGCATCACGATAAAGCGATACGGCAATGTAACTGCTCTGAATGAACAATTCCTCAACAAGTATATTGTATCATTCAGAGCAGCCATGCGCAAGTGAAATACTACTCACTGGCTGTTATTTTTATACTTAATTTTAGGAGGATGATACAATGGCTACTGCAAAAAAATTACCTTCCGGATCCTGGAGGTGTCTGGTGTTTAGTCACTATGAATATGTTACCGGCAAAGACGGAAATGTAAAAAAGAAACGGGTTTATGAATCATTTACATGTGACGATCCAAGCCCAGCCGGCAAAAGAAGATGTGAAGCTATGGCAGCAGAGTATGCCGATAAAAAAGAACAGAGTAATCTTTCAAGTTATAAATTGACCTTCCGGAAAGCTGTGGATGCATATATCGTTGAGCGTTCTCAAATTCTATCTCCGGCATCAATCAGGAAATACAGAAGTATGCAAAAAGAATTTTCCATGCTCGATGATTACAAAATAAGGGATATTAATAAAAAAATCATTCAGCAATATATAAATTCTATCTCTGGATCACTGTCTCCAAAAACCGTAAGGGACCGGCATGGTCTTATTACAGCGGTTTTAAAACGATACAACCCGGATATTGTTTTGAATACTACTCTTCCAAAAAAGAAACGCATTGAAAGAAGCATTCCATCAGAAAGCGACATCAAGGCTTTAATAAGCGCAGCCAGCGGAACAGAAATGGAAGTCCCTATATACTTGGGCGCGTGCGGTATGATGCGCCGCGGAGAAATATCAGCATTAAAAAAGTCAGACTTTAAAAATAATGTTATCCATGTAAGTAAAACTATGGTTCTGTCGCCTGATAATAAATGGATCGTGAAAGCACCGAAATCTTATGCAGGTGATCGTTTTGTTCCTGTTCCACAGTTTGTTGTTGATGCATTCATGGCATTGCCGAACGATGGTGTAAATATGACTCCAAACATTATCACGTCTCGTTTTGAACATGTACTGAATAGTGCAGGCATTGATCATTTCCGTTTTCATGATTTAAGACACTATTCTGCCAGTATACAACATGCTCTTGGAATACCTGATGCTTATATTATGCAGGCTGGTGGATGGGGAGATGATAGAGTGTTGAAGGACGTCTACAGGCATACTTTTGAGGAATCAGAAAAGAAAATGGGGAATATAGCGATTAATTATTTTGATAGTATGCAACACGAAATGCAACACGGCACAAAAAAAACACCGTAAACTCGGTGTTTTAAGAGCAGGGGATGAGAGAATCGAACTCCCACCAAAGGTTTTGGAGACCCCTATCAT